GCACAACGCTATTATGATATGCGTGGAATATCAGGTATTATACAGAAGCTCATTGATGTTTCTATTTGGGATTATGTATATCAGAAGATCGACGGGGAAGACTATAATTACTTTACATATCCTTATGGGATTATATATTTGCTAGATGTTTTTGACGCGTTGTCATATAACTACCAAACAAAATATAGCAAAGGTACTACTCGCTATATTATAACTGGAATGTATTATGATCAATGCCATTACTGCGAGTTTCGATCGCTTATTATGAGATTTCTTATGGCGAAGCAAAAGGGGGAAGTGGATAGATTAGAATTACATCTCCCCGAGGAATTTATATTTAAGCCGCAAAAGAAAATGGGGTTTGCTCTCGAGGCTGGCGTATTAAGCAATGTTGATCTCTTCGAACAGTATACTGGAACGCTTATTACAGTCAATAGAATAACAGGCGTAACTTGCAAGCTACTATTGAATGGAGTAGAATACATCAAGTACGGCGACGGACACACAAGCCTTAAACTGTTCTTGTGGGGACGGAAGAAATCAGAAGCTATGCTCGATTATTTGCATATCACAGAGCAAGCGAAAATCCAAGAGTCGAAGTAGGAAGCATGAAATATTTTAGTATGTTTGCAGGAATAGGCGGATTTGAAAAAGGTATTGAGCAGGCGACCAATAATACTTGGGAATGCGTAGGATATAGTGAAATCGATAAATATGCAATAAGTATTTATCAGAAACATTTTAAAGGACATAAAAATTATGGAGATACAACAAGAATTAATACAAGTACCTTGCCCGACTTTGACATCTTGGTTGGGGGCTTTCCTTGTCAAGCATTCTCAATTGCAGGGCAAAGAAAAGGATTCGATGACACTCGCGGAACTCTCTTTTTTGAAGTCGCAAGGATTCTCAGAGACAAGCGACCCAGATATTTTTTACTCGAAAATGTTAAAGGTTTATTATCTCACAACAATGGAAAAACTTATCATACAATACTTAGGGTTCTCTCCGACTTGGGGTATAACATTGAATGGCAGGTACTTAACAGCAAAGATTTTGGAGTCCCACAAAATAGAGAACGTATCTTTATCTTCGGTACTAGAGAAAGAAGTAGACCAAAAATATTTCCTATCGGAACAAGTAGTAAAACGGATTATGTCGTACCAACACTCACAGCACGTTATGCGAACGCATCCAACGGAGCTTATTTGCGTCAAATCTCGCCACAAGGCGGATCGCAAGGAATGAGGGTATATGACAGCGAAGGATTAGCGACAACAATAGCAAGTCAAACAGGCGGATTAGGAGCAAAAACTGGTTTATATGCAATGAGAGGAAGAAAAGGGGAACAACAACTAGAAAAAAGAAAAGATGAAAATACAAATACCTTAACTAGCGTACAAAAAGATAATTATATTATAAGCGAAAACTTAAATTTAAAACATAGAATACGGCGTTTAACTCCTGTAGAATGCGAGCGTTTGCAGGCGTTCCCTGATAACTGGACAAAATATGGGAATGATAATAAATTAATATCAGATAGCCAACGATATAAATGTTTGGGGAATGCTGTAACTGTAAATGTTATTGAAAGTATTATACGAAAAATTCAACAAGCAAAATAGGAGGGCAAATGACACAAGAAGAATTGAAAACGATATTAGAAGAGAAACAAATTAATTATAAAGTCAAGGGGAAGAGAATTGTTGTTACATACAAAGGAAGTGTTTATCTTCCCTCGCTGACGAGCTTGCCCGAAGGCACGACGTTCGAGAACAAGGGGCACGTTGGTCTTCCCTCGCTGACGAGTCTTTCCGAAGGCACGAAGTTCAAGAACAAGGGAAAAGTTTATCTTAGCTCGCTGACGAGCCTGCCCGAAGGCACGAAGTTCGAGAATGAGGGATACGTTGGTCTTAGCTCTCTGACGAGCCTGCCAGTAGGCACGACGTTCAAGAACAAGGGATACGTTGGTCTTCCCTCGCTGACGAGCTTGCCCGAAGGCACGACGTTTGAGAACGAGGGGGGAGTTTATCTTCCCTCGCTGACGAGTCTTTCCGAAGGCACGAAGTTCAAGAACAAGGGAAAAGTTTATCTTAGCTCGCTGACGAGCCTGCCCGAAGGCACGAAGTTCAAGAATGAGGGGCACGTTGGTCTTCCCTCGCTGACGAGTCTGTCAGCAGGCACGACGTTTGAGAACGAGAGCGAAGTATATCTTAGAACATTCCAAAATGCAGAAGTACAAGCAATATACGATTCTTTGTTTTCAACGCAAAAAAAGAGAATCCATGTCCAAGAAGGTATAATCAAGATCGACGGGAAATCCTATCAAGCGAAAATGATAGATAATATTCCGATGATATTCAAAAAGCGAAAAGGTAATGTAATAATTGGTAACGTCCTCAAGCAAGATATGACGATCGGTGAAAAGATATATATAATCGAGGACAATGGCGTTTACGCTCATGGCAAAACGATTGAGGAAGCACGAGAGAGCTTTGTGTATAAGCTCTCAGATCGAGATACGTCAGCATACGATGATATGACGCTAGAGACTACGCTCTCGTTCGCAGACGCAGTCAAGATGTATCGTACGATCACAGGTGCGTGCGAGTTTGGCGTCAGACATTTTGTCGACGAGAACAACGTCGATAAAAAAGATCGAACTATTAAAGAAATTATCGAAACGACTAAAGGACAATACGGGAACGATAAATTAGCCGAGTTTTTTAAGGAGGCAAAATGAAATTATTTAAAGGTATAATAAAAATAGGGCTTAGCCCTTTATTAGGAACAAAAGAAATAATTGATGATATGGGCGGCAAAAATTCTGAGGAAGAGCAAGGAATCTCAATCCTCAGTTGTGGCTTATCATCTATAATTAAAGGTACAGCAAAAGGGCTAAAATCAGGTATAAAAGATATATTTGAAGATTAGAATATGCCCTGCTGGCAACTATGTTGTCAAATAAGAAAGCATTGATAATAAAGGGTGAATTCTTGAAATGACAATTTTTGAGGTTTACTTGTCACATAAGATCCGGGGTAGTCTAATGGTAAGACACTAGTTTTTGGGGCTAGGTAGTGAAGGTTCGAGTCCTTCCCCCGGAATAGCAGAGTTTAATTCAAGGGGGGGATATGTTGTATATTATTTGGCAACTTTTAGTAATTATGCTAGAGATTGGGGGCATTATTATAATAATAACACTGCTTATATGTGACAAAGGGAGTGTAATAAAAAACGAAAAGCCAAAAACGCCTAGGCCTTGCAAGCCAACGCCTGGGGCGCCGCCAAAAAAATATAATTGAAAGCAATGTGTATTTTTGATATACTCGGGGCATGAAGATAACGCATAAAAGTATTATTATATTGTGCCTTCTTTTAATGCTAAGTAATTGCTGGGCAGTAGAGAATGTAAGAAAACCTTACAAATTCCCATACATTACTAATTCATATACAAGCCTTTCATTTAGAACTCCAAACATAGAGCCCAATCAAACAGACTATGAAATACTTTTAGGCATAGAGTTTGATTTTTCTCAAGAGCAAAATGCCTTAATCGAGGTATTATACGAGCGCGAAAATGGAGGATACTACAAAGGGCATGAAGTAATATTTGACAGCCAAAAGGAAGATCGGTTGTTAAGCGCAATATTAAGCAAAGCGCTTGTATATCATCGAAAATATAGGTCATTCTTACGCGAAGCCGCAGACATAAACATACAAACAATAGATACATCTTATATTCTAATGCGTAAAATAGAAATAGGGTACTCTTTATATTTCCAAAACTTTGCTAATACCGATCTTATGTGGTTTATACAGCTGAAAACAAATAATATTGAATGGAATATGAGATTTAACGCTTACCGGATTTCTACAGACTTAGAATTATATGCTACAATTTCCTTATACAAAAATAAAAATATCTACATTAAACCGCTTCTAGTTTACAATCTAGAAAAAGAAGGCACAGAAAAAAACGAGTATTTTCAAGCAAAGATACTCATAGGTTATAAATTTGGAGTTACGCAATGAAAGAGACTTGCAAAGCAGATTGTGAAAATAGAATATATAGATATGGTAAACATATTTGTATAATCAATAAGTTACTCGGGAACAAAGACGTTAATATAGGGATGACTTCACTAGCGTATGAGCTAGTTGAATGCTTAGAGAAGCCAAAATTTGGGGGAACAAAGCCAAAAATTAATAAAGATACCAATACGTTTAAACATGATGACTGTCCGTTGGAGATAAAGAATGATAAGGCTTAATATAAAACCATTATCAGTAAATGCGTGCTGGCAAGGAAGGCGCTTTAAGACTAAAGAGTATAAGCAATATGAAGAGATATTGTCTTATATTATGCCTCAGAAGAAAAAATATAAAGGTTTTATAAATATACATTATAAGTTCTATCTAATTACTTGGGGTCGCCGAGATGTTGATAATATGATCAAACCTTTACAGGACATCCTTGTAAAAAACGGCATTATTGAAGATGATAGAAAAATAATATCCTTCACTGCAGAAAAAATAAAATCAAAACAAGATTTTATAGAAATAAAAATAAAAAATGCTTGGGCTGAAAGAGGGCGCTAAGAACAGCCTTTCCTTAGCGCGGCCAACAAGGTGCGGCCTGGCCCAAGCAAAATTAAAAGAGGTATAAAATGAAAAGGATATATATACCAAAGGTTGAAATGGTTAGCTTAAATAAAATAAAACCTTACCCAAATAACGCTAAAAAACATACGCAAGAACAAGTGAGAAAAGTATCTAAATCTATGGAACTATTTGGATTTATGCAATTTATAGTCATAGATAAAAGCAATAATATTGTTGTTGGTCATTGCCGTTATGATTGTGCTAAAAACTTAAATATGGAAAAAATCCCTTGCGTAAGAATGGAAGATTGTAACGCTGAGGCAATAAACGCATACCGGATAATTGATAATAAGCTTAATGAATCAGGATGGAACGAGCAGAAACTTAATCTAGAAATTAAAACTATGCCCTTAGAATTACAAGAGTTGACCATAATGAATATAGATTTAGATATTGAAGACATTAGCGATAACTTTACATTGCCTTCCGGAGAAAAATCAAATTTAGAACAAATAACTTTTACGCTATCACAAGAACAAGCAACGCTAGTTAAAAGTAAAATATCAGATACAAAGAAAACGGAAAACTTTAAATTTTGCGAGACTTTTGGCAATGAAAATTCAAACGGGAATGCACTATATTGTTTATTGAGGGACATAAATGATTAATGTTAAGGATATAGTCATAAAAGTTATACCAAGCAAGCCCGCTAATGATTTTATAAAAAAACACCATTATAGCGGAAAGGTGGTTAATAACTCAATCTTGCATTTTGGATGCTTTTATGCGAACGTATTACATGGTGTTATAAGCTATGGGCCAAGTATAAACAAAAAGGGGACTATGAATTTAATAGCAAATACTAGATGGAACGAGTTTATAGAAATAAACAGAATGGCCTTTGATGACTATTTACCAAAAGAACTCAGAAAGCAGATGTTTAGCAATAAGCCTAAGGCTAATAAAGAAAAACGCCCCGCATATTAAATGGGTTATAACATTTGCAGACGCTACACAATGCGGAGATGGGACTATTTATAGGGCTAGTGGGTTTAAGCTAGTCCAAATAAGAGAAAATACAGCAATTAGATTAAATCCGATAACTGGCGAAAAAATACATAAGATACAATCCCATCATTTAAAAATAAGTAGAGAGTTTGAAAAATGGGAAGCATTAAAAGGGTATCAACTTAAATACATATATTTAATAGATAAAACATGCAAAATAAATGTTCCTATTATCCCATTTTCTAAGATAGCGGAAATGGGAATCGGAATGTATAAAGGTAAAAAAATAAATAGGCGTGCATAGCATAATGGGAATGTGATTGACTCCAATCAATAGATGGCGGTTCGATTCCGACCTGCACGCTCCAGTTTATAGAGGTGGCACAATGGCGAAGAAAACAACAAAAAAGACGAATACAAACGGGAAGCATGCAGGCGGCAGACCTACTAAACTTGACGATTTGTTTGTGAAAAAACTAGAAGAAGCCTTTTCTTTAGACTGTTCTATATCAGAAGCCTGTTTTTACGCCAATGTTTCACGTGAAACATATTATAATTGGGTAAAAGCACACCCAGAGTTATTAGACAGATTCAACGCGTTACGCCGAAGACCAGTATTAATAGCAAGACAAACGCTAATTAAAGGGTTTGAGCCTGTGAGAGAAAACGGGAAAATCATTAAAGAAGGTGACCCGTATTTAGCACTAAAATATCTTGAGCGTAAAGAACGGAGCGAGTTCGCGCTTAAAACAGAGATCGATTTGGCAGGGAACATAAAACATGAAGAAAAAACCTCAAAAGAAGAGCTTGAAGTCCTTAAAAAGCTTGGGGACGCCCTTACTTCCGGAGCTTTCGGACAGACAAAAAAAACTAATAGCGAAGGGAAGTCTTAGTTTTTGGGCTGAGAATTACTTATTCCTAGAGAACGGGGAAAAATTTAGCTTCAATAATAGGCGCTACCTTATACAACCTTATCAAGACTTACACCCGCGACAATGTTATAGCAAATGTACGCAGATCGGAATCACAACACTGGCGTTTTTTAAAACAGTGTGGGCCTGTAAATATTTATTTGAAAAAGGAGTTATTTATTTCTTTCCAAGTGACACAGATGTCCGAGATTTTTCTCACGGACGCGTAAAAGAGATAATCAAATACAATGAAGCTATTAATGAAGCGGTTGAGGACGTTGATAATGTTAATTTAAAAAAAGTAAGTAATGCGTTTTTATACTTTCGCGGAATGCGATCATCAATTAAAATGAAGTCTGTGCCTGCCGATATGATTATAGTAGATGAATTAGATGAGGCAGACCCGAACGCAATTGACATGGCCCGCGAGCGTATGGCGGACAGTAAGCATAAGTGGGAGTTATATCTATCCAATCCAACGATACCCGATTATGGGATAGATACGTATTTCCAACAGAGCGACCAGCTCCACTGGCTTATTAAATGCGTGCATTGCAACGCGTGGAATATGGAAGATTTAAAAAACGACTTTTTGGATAATCTAAAACCTAACGCAAATACTGGGCTTATTGAGTTGGTTTGTAAGAAATGCGGGAAACCAATTGATAGAAATAGCGGAGAATGGGTCGCCAAATATCCGGATATAACAGATTGGCGCGGTTATCACTTTTCGCAATTAATGAATCCAAACACAGACCTTACAGAGTTTCTAAATCTATATTACAAATCTCTAAAGGCTGGAAAATTACAAAACTTTTACAATCTAAAGCTAGGCTTTTCTCATGTATCCGCAAGAGAAAAACTAGAGAAAGAAAAGATTTTAAAATTATGTAGCTTAGATTTCCCTAATAGATTTGATGAGGAATATCAAAATTATATAGGAGTAGATCAGGGCAAGGATTTGCATGTTGTTATTTTGCACAAAAAAGAAGACATAATATATTGTGAATTTTTTATGTTGAAAGATTTTGAAGAATTAGATACAATGGTGGCACAATCACGCAAGACAGTAATTGACGCGTTGCCGGAAACACGTAAAGCGAGAGAGTTAGCAGATAGAAATAAAGGCAAAGTATATTTGAATTTTTACGTTGAGTCGCAAAAAGGTAAACCTAAGTGGAATGAAAAAGATTTCACAGTTAACGAGAACAGGACGGAGTCTCTTGATAGCTCTCATGCAATGCTTGCACAAGGACAAGTAATATTGCCCCCGCAAAATGAAACAGTTGAAGAGTTTGCGGAACAATGTAGTAATGTTGCCAAGAAGCTTGAAGAAGACCCTAAGACTGGAAGCAAAAGATATGTTTGGCTTAAAACTGGCGCTGATCATTACAGACACGCTTTTAATTACGCGGTTATTGCAATGGAAGGTGAAGATGGTGAGCCAAATGTGTATTTGATCTAACGGGGGTTTACATATTGCCACGCAAAACCACAAAACAATCAAAACAATCAAAAGAAATTTCAAGTAATGAATTTAAGGGATGGGTTAAGCTTAACGGGTTAGACCCGGAAAATATTTCCTTAATCAATTCAGACTACGACTATTTAGACGCATATAAAAAGACTGTCTATATCTACGCTTGCATTAAGCGTATAGCAAGTGACGTGGCTTCATTGCCAATCAAATTATGTAAACATAAGAATAAAGAAGTTGTAGAGGTTGAAGATCACCCGTTACTTACTATGCTGAAATACGCGAATTCAAGATACAGTTCTTACGATCTTATCGAAGACATTGTGTCGAATTTATGTATTACTGGGAACTCATATAATTTATTGGACGGGCAAGGGAGGAATCCAAAAACAATAATTCCAATCATCCCAGCGAACGTAACAATAGAGAAAGATAAAAGTACAAATGAAATTAAATATAAAATGTATTCACAAGCTGATAATTACGTAACAATCGAAGCCGGAAACATGTTTCATGTTAAATTCTTTGATCCATTAAACAAGTTACTTGGGATGTCTCCGATACGCTCAATTAGTAAAGAATACGAAACAGATATGCGCGCTAAGCTATGGAATTTATACACTCTTATCAATGGGGGAACAATCGATGGCGTACTAGAGACGGATAAAAACCTTATCTCGACAACAGTAAAAAGATTACAAAAATCGTTTAATGACAAATACTTAGGAGCGGAGAACACGCGCAAAGTTCCTGTTCTTGATAATGGGCTCAAATGGAAAAGTACAGGAATGTCCCCAAAAGATATGGAGTTTTTAGACCAAATTAAACTTACACGTTCTGATATATTTATGGCTTTTGGCATGTATCCTATTATGTTAGGAATACTAGAGAACGCAAATTATTCTAATTCAAAAGAGCAAAATGAGATGTATTGGATTAATACAATACCACCATATTTGAGGAAAATAGAAAGCGCTATCAATGAGTTTTTGCTCCCACAATACACGAATAGCTCAGGAATGTTTGTTAAGTTTGACATAAACAGCATTCCTATTCTTCAAGAGATCAATAGAAAAAACGAAGAGCATAAAATATCTATGGTTGAGCGGTTAGTTACTATGGGCGTGCCTTATAATTTAGCCGCTAAAAAGTACGCTTTACCCGTTCAAGACGTGCTAGGATTAGACAAAGGGCGTTTGCCTTTCAACTTAGTTGAGGTGGGGTTTGAAGCAAAGAAAGAGGGGGCTTCAAATAATTTAAGCTTAGCACGTCAAAGAAAAAACATATTTGCACTTTCAGAAAATATGGCTCGGAATAAATGGGAAAAATTCATTAAGATAGCAACTAATATTGAAACAGAAATGAAGAAACCTATTATATATTATTTTGATACGCAATCTAAAATTGCATTGCAAATAATAAATAAATATAAATCATTCATGAAAAAAACAATATCCGACGAGGATATAAATAAAATAGCAAGAGAATTAAGAGACGCTTTCAATTCTAAAGAGAACGTCGACAATTGGTATAAAAAATTAAAGCCATACTATAAGGAAGCGTTGTTTGATCAGGCCTTGAATGAAGTTGAAAACTTCGATCTTGGAATTACTTTTGACATTAATACTCCGGAGGTTGATAATTGGATTACTCAAAGATCAGGAAGTACTATTAGCCAAATTAACAACACAACATTATATAAGCTTAGAGATGAGTTGCAGACCGGAGTTAGTAATGGTGAAGGGATACCGCAACTATCGGAGCGTATATCTGAGTCAATGAATATAATGAAAGATTATAGAACAATAAGGATTGCACGGACTGAAACAATAAGCGCTAGCAATCAGGGTGCGCTTGAAAGTTATAGACAAAGCAATATTAATATGGGTAAGGGCTGGTTGGCGGCTTTCGATGAGCGTACACGTGATACGCATATTCAAGCGTCCGCTATATACAACGATCAAAATCCATTGCCATTAGATGTTGACTTTATAGTTGGGTCAGGGACAGGCCCGGCGCCGGGACAGATAAATGAAGCGGGAGAGTCTGTTAATTGCAGATGTACCGTTATCCCAGTATTTATTGAATAATAGGAGGTAGGATAAGTGAAAAAAAGTATAATCGTATTAGGTATGTTGTTAATTGGTATAGGTAAATTATATTGTGCGTCAGGGGATTATATAGAAACCTCGGTTGTTACGTCTTCGGGTACGACAGGGATAACTTTTGAATATGTTAATTCAAGCGAAATATACGTTGTAAAGAATTCAACTAGTGGCGCGGCGTATATAGTATATACGGATACATACACCGCGACAGCTAGCGTATATCATAAGGCACTTGCGACTGACGAGTCGGATGAGGTGCGAGAAGATATTCGATCTCATGGTATGAGCATATTTACCGAAGACCCTTACATCGATATAAAAGTTGCAATAAAAGGCTGGAGGTAGCTATGGAAAAGTTTATAAAGCTTGACATAAACAATAACATAAAAGATGTTGATAATTGTATTACTTTGCCAGTGTCAATATCTAAAGGTATTAGTGTTATTGTAAATGCGAAAGATAACCACAAAGTAAACTCTTATTTATTCGATATTAACAAATGGAATGAGGGCGACGCTAAGCAATGGTTGAAGCAATTAGAAACAGACAAATATATGCCAATTGATTTGGAAGGCAAAAAGCTAATAGAAATGCAGGATATAAAAGCGACCGATAAGGACGGATTTCTATATATTGAAGGGTATGCAAACGTCAAAAATGTAAAAGATAGATACGGAGATGTTCCGACAGTTTTTACCGCTCTGAGAGATTACGTTTACAACGTAACAGAGTTTAAGAAAAATCCTGTAATGATGTTGAATCATAGCTATGACACGTCTTCAATGGCTGGTAGTTTCGTCCATATTGAAGAGGATAGCAAGGGTTTATTTGTCGTTGGGAAATACACAAATTCCGAGTATGCTCCTGTCAAGCACGCTAAACAATTAATAACAGAAGGACATCTCAAAACATTTTCAATTGGTGGTAGATTTTATTGGGAGGATAAAGATAATTCAGATCATCTGACGCTTGCAGATATTCACGAAACATCAATTGTTGCAATACCTGCTTGCACACAGGCAGAGTTTGACACAATAAAAGGATTGAACATAGGAAAAGAAAAAGATATAATTAGCGCGGTTATACGAAAAGGATACGCAGAAGACAAAACAAAAAGCACAGAAGGGCTGAAAGAGATAGACGATACTATTGAGATGTTAAAAAGTACAAACGAAATATTAAGGAGGGAATTATTATGAGTTTAAAGGTAGAAGAGTTAGAAGCGGAGATAAAAAAGTTAAATGACACTTTAGGAGCTTTTCAAAAAAAGTTTGAGGATGGCGGTAAAAAAGACGCAAATCTTGAAGGGCAAATGACAAAGATTGCGGAAGATATGGCCGACTTAACTTCTAAGATGGAAGGGCTGACAAAGGAAAAGAAAGAAAAAGAAGCGGCAGAAAAAGCGGCAGAAGAGATTGATCGTAAGAAGTACGAGGTTTTAGAGTCTTTAGGAATGTCAAAAAAGACAGCTATGAACATGAATTTTGTTAAATTCTTAAATCTAGCGTCTAACAATCCAAACGCGCTAAAGCAGTATATTAAAACTTTCTATGAGCAGTCAGAAACAGCCGCAGAGGGTGGTTACACAGTACCGGAAGAGTTTAGCAAGCAGATTATAGATTTACAGATACAGTATGCGAATCTCGCAAGCTTGTGTCCTCCGGCCATCAAAATGGCTACAAACAAAATTAATCTGAATTCAGTTATAGCCAATCCATCAGTGTCTTGGATTGCTGAGAAGGGTAGATTTGCGACGACAAAAATAACTTTTGGGCGTCCTGATTTGACTCTAGGCAAACTTGGGTGCTTGGTACCATTTACGAATGAGTTGCTTGATGATACTCAGGTTGATATGACCGCCTTCTTAATCAATAAGCTAGGCAAAGTATTCGCAAAAGAGATTGACAACACAATCTTAAATGGTGTTGATGGAACAAATCCGTTTGACGGAATACTTGTTGATACCAATATTGGGTCAAGAACTATTGCTGGAGCTACTATTGATTGGACAGATTTAGTATTACTCATGAGTGATATATCTTCTATTTATAATCCTGTATGGGTTATGAATAAGAAGGGTCTAGCTAAAGTTATGCTTATGAAAGATGACAACCGCAGACCTATTTGGACAAGTCCAGTCGATGGCGAGCCGGGTAAAATTTTCGGAATGCCTTATAAGATAGATGACAACGTATCAGGGCTTGGAACAACAGCAAGCACAACCACGATTGCATTAGCGGATTTCGATTATCTATTGCTTGGTGACCCCATGAAAAAGCCAGGTCTTACTATTGATGTATCAAAGGACGCGGTAGTAACAAACACCGATACGGATACGTCAGTGGAGATGAGCGCTTTCGAGCAGGATTATACAGTTTATAGATTCAAACAGCGTAAGGCGGCTTTAATAGCTGATACAAGCGCGTTTAAGAAATTGACAGATGTTAAATAAACAATAGAAAATTATAAAACTGCCCCGTTGCATAATTAGTGACGGGGCAATAAAAAGGGAGACGTGTTTATGACTAAGGAAAAAGAAACAATAGAAGAAAAGACAAAACAAGCTAATACAGAAAGAGAATATACAGTAATTAAGCCTTTTTCTAGAGGAGCGGAAGACTTTAAAAAGGGCGACGCAATAAAGGTAAACAATGATTTAGCACGTCAGTATATGAACAGTGGATACATAAGAAGTGACAAGAAAATGCAAAAAGAAGATACCAAGTAAAGGCGAAATATAAATTAAGTTTTAGTAGGAGGTTTTATTATGAATGAAATATTAAAGAAGCTAGGTTTATCAGTTAGTTTATGCGCTTTGTTTATGTTTGGAGCTATTACATTCGCATGCGCAGAAGACAGCACAAGGATTGAAGTGTCTACATATTCAATCACAGGCGCAAGCGGGACGCTTACGCCTAACGTGGCAGATGGTTTGAATCTTAAGGGTTTTGTCATTACAAACTCTTCCGCGGTAGCGCAGACGGTTACATTTTATGAGCTTGCGACAGCAACGACAACAGCAACGAAGATATTGGATTATATTGTTCCTGCGTCAATTGGAACAGAAACAGTAATTTTCGAGCGTGGGACTGAGATAAACACAAGTGATTTAATGCTGGAAAAATCTAGCACAGGTAGTGACGTTGTGGCTACTGTTTTATACGATTAATCTATTATAATGTGGGGCAGGGGGTTAAGACCTGCCCCCGATACGGAGAAGATTAAATGCTGAATGATAACGCGCTTATTACGCTTCTAGAGCTTAAACGATATTTAGGTATAACCGATAATGATATTGCTACCTCGATTTTCTCTATATATAACAATTCGTCAGACGCTTCCGCTTCAACAATAGAAATTGATGACACAAATATTTATTTGTTTGTTACTGGCGGAACGAATGCAAGCTCAGAGACAATAGCGTTGGCTAGTATCACTATTGCTGAACTAATTACAGCAATACAGGCACTAAGTAAAGGCTGGGTAGTATCTTCTTTATATGACACAACAATAAACGCTACTGAGTTAATGGCTAAGGCTCAGACAGCTTGTTTATTGTTTGCAAACAGAATAGAAATTCAAGGCGTAAATAATTTATTGTTAGACGATATGATAAATGCAGTCTCTCAAGATATAGAAAATAAACTTGGGCGTAAAATAAAAGCACAGGATTTTGAGGATTATTTTTTTTCTGGGAACAATCGGCGCGAGATTTGTTTACCAAATTACCCAATAAATAGCGTTACTTCACTTGAATATTACGATCAGAACGGGGGCGTAGTATTGCAAACTTATACTGAAAATACAGATTATTTCATTAAGGAAGACGGAACAGTCGGTATATTAGTTAGCGCGGTTGGACCTTGGTTATCAGGGGTTGATAATTATAGAATCACCTATAATGCAGGTTATGCAACAGTACCCGAAGACTTAAAGCTAGCTTGTAAAATATTATGTTCAATAGCATATAATAAAGCAGGTAAAGAATTGTTTAAGACTGAAAAGATAGGGCAATATTCATATACGCTTAATGAAGCAACGCCAGTACAAGTAAATAATATTTTAGAAGGATACATTGCAAATGAGTTTTAAATCATTGTTAAATGCTACATGCAAAATACAGCGGAATACTAAGTCGCAATCTGCGACAAGCGGAGAGATAACTAATACATGGAACACGATTTATCCAAGCGTTAAATGTAGATTAGATGAGGCGCGTAGCAATAGCGGAGAGATAACTAAAGAAACCGCGCAGTATACAAAAGCGACGCACGTTGTATTTATGGAGAAAAGCTCGTATTTAAGCTTTACTGAGAAAGATAGAATAATAATTGATGATAATAACTATCAAATTTTGATAATTATAGACGCTGGCGGAGCAGGGCTATATAATCAAGTTATGGTCAAGAGGGTATTTTAATGCTTTTTAATCTCGAATCAATAATGAGCTTAGTATCAATTTTATGTTTAACTTTCATGTTATATGTGATTACAGTGTTTTTATTTGTTATAGCTGAGATTGTTTTAGAATGGTTTGGACTCAAGCAAGCTAAAGTAAACAAAGACCTTGAAGACTATAAAAAATGGTTAAACGAGGAATAAGTTATGGGTTTAATTCAATGGAAGTTTAACGGCAAAGGAATTGAAATTAAGACCTTCAAATTTACTAAATTTGAAATGGGATTACTAAATGCCGTAAATAATACTATTGAAAAAATGGCGTTCAATGCTGAAGCAGTAGCAAAACAAAATTGTCCCGTAGATACTGGTCGTTTACGTTCCAGCATTGCGTCTAATTATAGTCATAGCGGGAAAACAGTAACTAAAAGATGGGAAGCTAGCAAGTCAGGGAAGACTACGCTTAAACAGCCAAAGGCGCGCTTAGGCGAAGCAATAGGGCAAGTAGGGACAAGCGTTGATTATGCGTTTTACGTTGAGTTTGGAACGTCTTTAATGCATGCACGCCCTTTTCTATTATATGGCGTGCATGATTCAAATACAAAAATGCAAGCTTGGTTAAAGGCTGAGATTGCAAAGATAAAGGTAAAATAATGTTTGGCGACGCAATAATTTCATACTTAATAGATGATTCGACTTTAGCCGGATTATTAGGTGACGCTGATTTTTCAGGCGACACAAAAATATATCCAATTAAATCACCTGAAAGCGCCTCAAAGGGTCATATAGTGTTCAATTTCCCTAGTATCGGCGGAATAGATGAACTTATTGATGAGGCACAAATGTATTTACGAATCACAACGGATTCATATAGTGATAGCGTTGAAATAATGGAACGCTTAAAATATTTACTCGACAAAGAAAGCGCTATACAAAATATTAGTGATGATGAATACTACATTTATTACGTTAAACAAAGTAGCGGAGGCGGAGATTATAGAGATGTTGACACCGGGGACTATGTCAAGGTGTTAATATATGATATAAAATATAGGAAAAAATAGGAGGTATAGAATATGGATTCAGGAAAATTAGTTATTGCCAATCTTGGCGAGGGAACTGTTAAGATAGGCGCTTATGGTGCGGCAGAGGGAGACTGTGTTGATGTTGGGTACACTAAAGATGGCATTGAAATAACAGTAGAGAGAGAATACGCGGACTTAATGGCAGATCAGGCTTTAGGGTTGCTTAATAAAGTAAAGACTTCGGAAGCAATTAAGGTAAAGATTAGAATAGCGGAGATTGATGTTGATAATTTGGCAATTGCTATGGATATGCCTTCAACCGCAGTTGTAGCGGGTGTCTTCGACTTTGGGGGAGATAGCACAAGTACAAATAAAGCTATGTTCATTAATGTTACCTACCCAGACGGAAGAACACAGAAAATAGAATTGTATAAGGTTAGAGCAATTTCCGGGGGTTCTCATACTTATAAAAAGGATGACCAAACATTATATGAAATAGAATTTCAAGCATTGCAAGACACAACTAAAACCGCTAACCAGCAGATTGGACAAATTACAGAGACAGGAGCAGACACAACAGCGCCAACTATTGCAATTACAACACCTGCGGAAGCCGGGACAGTGACAAAAGAGACAGCTGGAACAGTTGTGTTTACGATTACTGAGGCAAACTTAATGGATGAAAATACTATTGTCTATGGAGACACAATACAGATAGTAAATACTACTGGCGGTAGTGAAGGGTTAGTTGCGGGAACAATTGTCTATGACGCGTCCGCAAAGACTATAACATTTACGCCAGCCTCTAATTGGACTGCAAGTAATACGTTGGTCGCAATTGCTTCAACTGGGCTAAAAGACAGCTCCGGCAACGCATTAGCGACAACATACGTTGCAGAGTTTTCAGTGACAGCTTAAAAAATTATAATATTGGGAAGCGCGCATTATCTCGCGCTTCCCATAAAACAAAAAAGGAGAACAAGATGGCTGAGATAATTGATATTTACATTAATGAGCCGGTAACGCTTAGATTCCCCCAAATCGAAAAAGAATATATGATCGGGGAATTAAGTCTCAAACAAGTTATTCGCATGGCAAAATGGGTGTTACAGCTTACAAGCAATATGACAAATACAGAGCTTAAGAGTTTTGAGACTGAAAAAAATAATGTCAAGTCTTTAATGAAACTTATCGAACTTGCAGACAGTGAATTAGTTTATAATTTCTTAGGGATTGTTTTAAATGAGGAAGATGAGGAAATTTTGAAAAAGTTGGCTACTATATCTATAATATCTAAGATAATTGAATTACTGGCTAGCAAAAACAACATGGGAGAAATTTTCGCAAATTTTCAAAAGGCAGTGACAATTCTAAAAAGCGGGAAACCTTTAAAGGCAACGCAGGAAGAAAACAAGTAGATGAGGGGAGCGGCCTTGTTACTGCTATTGTAAGAATCACAGCCGCAACGTCATACAAGATCGAAGACATAATTAATAAGCCTTTATCTTGGATTAGATTGACTAATATTGAATTGTGTAGATTAGAACTAGACGCGTGGAAACAGAACGCACTATTGTATGGTCATGCACTAGAACAGCTTGACAAGATAAGCATAGACTACCCGGAGGACTTAGTAGGCTCTAAAATCAAATCTAAAAAAGATGACGCAAAAATAAAAAAGCCTACTATAAATAATTTAAAACTTTTCGGGTTTGGCAAGTCTAGATAAAGGAAGTAAAAACTATGGCTACTATTGGCGAATTTATCGGAACATTTAAGGTATTGTTCGACGACAAAGGATTAAAGTCCGCTCAAGCAAGTCTAGTCGACACCTCAAAAAAAGCAGAGACTACCAATAAAGGTATGGGTCGCTTTGTTGTTACGCTTTCAGATGTTGGGCGTACAGCGAGAATGGTAAAAGATAAAATCTTTGCTATGGCTAACACTGTTACTGACTTCCAAGAGGAAATGTCAAAAGTCAACACGATGTTAGACGATTCGACCGCTAAATTTTTGCCTGAGTTTTCGGATGAATTATTGGATATGTCGGTGAAATATGGGCAAGGCACTAAAACATTATCTGATGGGTTATACGATATTCTTTCTGCTTCTATTCCAGCTGAAGACGCATTACAGGTACTTGATGATTCAGTACGTGCGGCAGTTGGTGGATTTACCGACGCAGGAATAGCCGCGGACGCTATAACAACTATTCTCAATTCTTATCAGTTACAGGCGGAAGATTCCGCCGATGTATCCGATTTGCTTTTTTCAATTGTAAAGCGTGGTAAAACTACGTTTGGAGAACTAGCTGGTTCAATTGGAACAGTAGCGTCAACCGCATCAATTGCGGGGCTATCACTCGAAGAATTAGGAGCGTCGCTTGCTACAATGACACGTGCAGGGCTTAACACCGAAATGGCGACAACCTCTCTCAATTCAATTTTAAAGGCGTTCACAACGCCCACAGATCAAGCACAAGAAGCGGCAAATAAATTTGGGTTAGAATTAAACACAAATACTTTGCGTTCGGAGGGATTAGTTGGGGCACTCTCTAAGTTAAAAAATGCCACAGAAGAAGAGATTGCGGTTATATTCGCAAACCAACGCGCATTCAAAGGTCTTGCGGCAATTATCCAACAGACAGAAGGTTATACTTACGATTTGGACGTAATGCTTAATCGTGCAGGAATGACGACTGAGGCGTATGACAAAGCAATAAAAAACATAAACGTCAAAAAGAAACAGCTAGCCGAGGCATTTAAGGTTCTTATTATTCTAATTGGAAACGAATTTCTTCCCGCCGTAACAAGAACAATAGATAAAATGATTGGCGTATCTAAGCAAGTTATCGAATGGATACGCGAGAATAAGCAATTAGTTAAAGAGATTGGGCTTATCGTCGTTTCGGTTATTGCTCTTGGTACTGCTATATTAGTATTAATGAATCCAATAGGGCAAATTATCGTAGGTGTTACTACATTAGTTGCTTTGTATGGTTATCTTAAATCTAAAATGGACGACAATACAATAGCTGGCGAAATATTAAGAGGTGTTTTTTATTCGATTGTGGCTACTGTTAAAATCATGATAGAACAATTTAAAGCGTTATGGAATGGGTTAAGCGCAGTAACCGCAGTCATGCGGCTAGACTTCAAAGACGCAAAAACATATTTGGAAAAGCTAAAAGATAATGTTGTTAATTATGGGACTATTTTCGAAGTGACTAAGAACAAAATTAAAGGGTCAAACGCAGAGGTGATTGATTCTATTGAGAATATGGGTGACAAAGTAGAAACAGCAACCGATAAATTCAATCAAAAGACACGTACAGAGTCAAGCCGGACAGCCGCAAAAGTAAAAGCAAACGATAAAAGTGTCACTAATAATTTTAGCGACGAAATGCAAAAGCGAATGGAGCTAAAACGAGACGCAAACATGATAACCATGGAAGAATATATTGCATTCTTAACAGCTAAGGCAGAGCTTGAAGTTGCCGACTCTGAGCGCTGGCTTGAACTTCAAGTACAGATAAACGAAGCTAAGATTAAGATGGCGGAAGAAGAAAAACAGCGTATGCAAGATATTTTTCAGACTACTTTTAACCTTGTTTCGCAGTTACGCGGAACTATGCAAGCATTTTCGGACTGGAAGCTAGAGCTTATTAAGAACGAAACAGAAGACGCACTAGATAAGGCAAAGGGCGAATATGAACAAAAAAGACAATGGATAGAAGATAATATAGCAGATGAGGACGAACGCAAAAATAAAATTGAAGCATTAAATGAAGAGTATGCGTATAATCAAGATAGAATAAGAGAACAGGGAACAGAGAAAGAGCGACAACAAAAAGAAAAGATGAAAGCATTCATGATAGCGGATGCAATAGCGGCGACTGCCTTAGCAGTTGTTAAGTCGCTTGCTAATTATGGTTGGCCACTAGGCGCAATCATGGGCGCGCTAGCCTCCGCTCAAGGTTATGCACAGGTTGCTAAGATACGTGCTACACGCTTCGCCAAGGGCGGGCTTGTTACTGCTCCAGTCATGGGAATGATAGGCGAAGCCGGAGAAGATGAGGCAATCGTGCCTTTAGAGTCTAACAGAACTAAACAATTATTCGGAAATATATTTAAAGAAGTTGGATTTGCTGGCGCTGGAATGCCAAGCGTAAACATAACAATCAATGATAGTTATATTGCAAATCGTAAGCATATTAATACACTTGCCGCTAAGATTGGAAAAGTTGTAATGAATCAAGTGAAAAATAACAATAAAACGCTTAGAAATGGTTGAGGTGGAATATGTCGGATACTATATATTTCAATGTGCTAGTTGACACTACAATTCCCACAGACTTAGCTATTGGCTGGTATTATTTTAATCCTAATAATGGGTCATTATTTAGATGTTATGGAGTCAATAAAAAAGCGTCTTTGGGTTGGGGAATACCTTACGCTCTTGCTACTGGCGTATATTCAAGAACTGTGACAGTCTCTGAAACGCCCCCAGCGGAAGAATATTTCAATATTTGGCAAAAGCCAAGTACAGGGCAAGTATACATGTTTCTTGGCTATTGGATAATTATTGCTGGAGGTAGGGTGTAATGGCACAGCAAGGGATTATATCCGAAGTTATGCCCGCGGCAATACTAAGTATTGAAGGGCAGATATGGGACAAGTTAAGTACTGGCCAGTCATTTTGGTATATTAATGATGAATGGATTCCGTTTGCAGGTGTTAAACCACTAGAATACTTTAGCAATCGTAGAGTTATATACATACTGAATGGGGTTGACATTACTGATTATATAGAGAAAGGCTCGTTTGAAATAAGTGAAAGCTATGATAGCGGCGAATACAATACCGCGACACTAATAATAAACAATTACGATAGATCACTTACTATAACTCCTGGTCAAGAGATAATAGTATATAGAAAAGAGACTCTTGAATCTGACCCAGTAAAAATGTTTTCCGGGCGTTTAGTCGAAACGCCACAAAGTCATTTAGGGTTTTCAGACTCCGATGGCTTAGAA